AGCAGCAACGTTTGCTGAATATGGGTCAATGTAGACGCGATACTTGCCCTGGAGAACACCTGCAAAGGTGTTACCGGTGTCGTCAACGTTGAGGTTTGCGTTGAGTGCTGGGGTGTAATCGAGAACGCCAGCCATTGCAAGTGCTGAAGCAACGTCAGCAGAGCAAAGAATGGTGTTACCCTTTCCTCTACGAGTTTGCTGTGCAATTGCGTTTGCGTCGCGCTCGATTTGGAAGATTAGACCCTTGAACTTCTCAACTGACCAACGACCGTTGGAGTCAACGTCGAGGTCGAAAGTACCGGCGGTAGCGGTGTTGACCTGAGCACCAGGCTTAGCAACCTTGTAGATGGTACGGATGACTTCGCGGTTGATTTCAGCAAGAATCTCAGTGCTGAGGATGTTTGCAAGCTCAGCTTCTGCATTTAGACCATGAATTGCCTTCAGGTCTTGTGCGAGTTCTAAGCTGTACTCAGCCTTGAGTGCGCGTGACTTGGCGGTTACAGTGACCTTCTCGATTGAGAATGCCATCTGATTGAACTGATCGCTTTCACCAAGTGATTCAGCGTAGTCAGTTCTCATGCCCTGACCTACGTTATATGCTTGCTGATTGCCAGCAGTAGCATCAAGGATTGATGGGTTAGTACCTGCCTGAGCAGTAGTACCCATACCAACAGTACCATCGGTCCAGCCAAGGGTATTGTTGAATCCACTGTCCTGACCAGAGAATGCTGAATCAACTTCATTGTAGAAGGTTTCAGCGCCACTCTGATTGGTGTAGCGGGAACGCATTGCGAAGATGAGTCCGGTAGGACCATTCATTGGTTGAACGCCACAGAGATCGTAAGCGATCAGATTAGGCATTGAACGTCTGATTAGTGAAATCAGAACAGGGTCAAAACCTGCGGTTGGACCAGTAGCAGCTGCACTAGCAGAGAAACCAGGATTGGTTCCTGAAGCAGTACTATTGGTTGGGGATTCATAGAGGAATTCACGCTCTTCGCGAATTGCTCTCTCTTGGTTTTCTAGCAGGATAGCGGTTACAGCTCTACGATGTGAATCTTTGATAGGATCAAGACCTTCGTAATCTAGGAGCGGGGACCACTTCTCCTGCAATTGCTCGGTATTGAACATTTGCATTTGATTTTACCTCTTTAGAAGTGTTAGTTTGACTTATGATTTAAAAATCACTTTTTAGAAACTCTTTGGAGAGTCTGGAGGTAAGCACCCATGGTGCCACCAACTGATTGAATATTTAAATCAGTTTCTTCAGACAGATTTTCACTAGCGTTTCTTTGAGTACCAGCAGTTCTGATTGGAAAATATGATTCCTTCAGAGTTACTAGTTTCTCACGATAGCTCTCTTCACTATCAAACTCAACATTTTCGGCAAGAGAAGCGAGTTTGTCCTTCTGAGAAAGTGCGAGACCCTCAGTGACTTCAGCAAAGATTACATCAGCAACCGACTCTGCTAATCTTCTATTCAGAGCAACATTTCTTTCAATTTGCTCGTTGAGTTTTTCTTCCATTTCATCAAGTTTATCTACCATACTCTCGATAACATCATATCTATCTTCAGGGATTGTTACATAATGATCTTCAAAAAGTTGCTTCATTCCATTGAGGAATGATTCAGTCATTTCAGTCTTAAGACCGTGCTCGACTGCAAGTGCATTCTCCTGAATCCACTCATCAGCAACATACTCAAGGTATGCATCAACACGCTCAGTAAGACCCTCTTTAATTGCTTGAATTTCTTCTACGAGTGCTTGTTCGTATGAAGCTTCAAGTTCTTCTTTGATTTCAGCAACCTTAGACTTGATTGCTGCCTCGAAGATGGTACGTGCTTTCTCTTGGAATTCCTCAGAAAGCTCCTCACCAGCAAGGAGAGCATTGACATCTTCTTCGATGTCAAACTCTTCCTTCTTCATTTTTTTACCACCCTCTTCCTCTTCTTCCTCCTCCTCTTCTTCCTCTTCCTCTTCTTCTTCCTCTTCTTCGTGCTTAGCTTCCGCTACTTTCTTCTTGGAGTGCTTTTTACCACCCTCCTCCTCTTCTTCTTTCTCCTCTTCTTCCTCTTCTTCAGCGGCTTCTAGGAGTTCTTCGTCTTCATCATACTCAGCATCTTCTTTAACACCTGCCATAGGCATAGCAGCTGCTGCCTTAGCATTAACTACATTCTTTACCTGTGCAAGAGTTTTGCCTGGTGTATTGAGTTTTGCTGATTCGTCATCTGGACGATAGTTTTCTGGAGTAGGTCCGCCTAAATCTTCCCAACCAGCAGTTTGACCTGGAGTCATAACACCCGATGCATTTTGTGCAATGGTGTGCATTGGTTCGGCAGATGCAGCCCCTTTGGTTACTACGTTTTCCATTTCTTGTAAATTTCTACCAACGGACATTTTTAGATTGATTGTGTTATAATCTATATTTATTTATAATTTATAGATTTGAAAGAAACTCTTGAAATAGTTGAACTTTATGTTCTTCAAGAGTTTTTTGGTCTACAAGGGTGTTAATTCTGCGCTTTGTTGACTCTGCGAGTCTTTCACGAAGAATTCCACCTTCCCAAACCCACTCCTTACCTTCCATAATTCCCTGAACAAAAGCGTCAGGAGCAGAAGGGTCAGCAACAATATCTGCTGCGGTTGCAAGCATAAAATCTTCACCAACAATTTTATGACCTTCATTGGTCATCTTGAGTGAACCAACACCACGTGAAGAAACACCTAGACAAACACCCTCACCGATAAGTGATTTTGCAATCTTACCCATTGGGGTTTCAAGAAGTTGCGCTTTGCCAATAAAGTTTGTTCCTTTCTGTTCGAGAGAAACAATTTTATGGGAAACACGGTCAAGATTAACGGTAGGTCCATCTGGGTGACCAAGTTCTCCAAGAGCACGACCTTTTGATACAAATGCTTCATTATATCTCTTTACCTCACGGGCAAGAGTTTGCATTGGGTACATTCTTCCATTACGATTGCAAATATCACCTTGAAGGAAGATTCCCTCAATAAACATTTTCTTTTCCGCACCTTTTCCTTCGGTGATAAATTTGACCTGTGATACTTCTTCTGTGATGAGTTTCATTTTATTCTGAGACTAGAGTTACTACTTCTGCAATATTAAAGAATGTGTTTGGTTCGTATGATAGGCAAGAAACCTTTACACTTCTTGCTACAGTTGCTCCAAGAACATTTGGAGATGTAATGGATGAACTATTAAATGCTATTGTTATGGAAGAATCATCTAAAGCAACAATGGAATTATGTGTGGTGTTTAATCCAACAGTTGGCGCACCTTCAATAGTTACATAATCTGTTGCTACGAATGGATTACCTGAATTATTGTCAAAAGTTAATTTTGTAGTAGTTCCTGTGGTGACGCCAACAATTACTTGGCGCTTCATGGTTTCCTTCAGAATGTCAATACTGTATGAAGTAATATGGTAATTATTTGCAGTTGCAACTGGATTTGTACCGATTGCAATGTATCCTCCGGCACTTCCTGCAGTGGAACCAATTGTTACTCTTAAATATCCACTCTTTAGTGCAATTGGAACACTAGTAGCAGCAACACCAACAGATGGTGATAATCTTGGGATATTTGTATCCTGAATAATTTTTGTAGCCATTATTCCTCGTCTACGGTTTGTTCATCGCCAAACATCATTGCTGCGATTTCGGGTCGAGCAGAATCTACCTTATCCGCAGCTTTAACATAAAGTAATTCTTTAATTTTGTCGGAAACATCAGCTGGTGCTCCGTCAGTCGCAATCAAATCGATAAGTTCTTCCATAAAAACGGTGTACTAATATAAGATTATTTATATCTTCCCACCTTTAGGTTCTGCAGGGATCTCTGGAGCTGCTGGTTCCGTAGGAATTTCGCCCATTGCAGGTTGCTCCGGCGGAATACTTCCCTCTGGAGGAGTCCCACCATCTTGAGGAATTGGATTTCCCATTTCATCTACTGGTGCATTTGGATCTGGTAAAATACCCTTACTAATTTCATCCTCAATCTGTTTATCAATTTCAATAATTTCTGCGTCAGTTTGACGAAGGATTTTCTTGCGAACATATTCAGTAGAGTAATATTTGCCGATATATGGTTCTGCAGTTGTGAGAAGAGTTAGACGATTAGTAAAAATTTCTGCTTCTTTAAGCTCAGCAAAATGATTATCATATAGAAAATCATATTGAATATGATCTTCCATTAACTCCCAATCTTCCGGAGTTACAATATTCTTAAGAAGAAGTTGGGTACGAAGCATATCGTTGAACATCAGAGCAAAACGCTTTCTCAAACGTCCAACAAACTTGGAAAACTTAAGTTCATCTCTTAAAATTTCTGATGAACGACCTAAGTTGAAACCATCTCCACCACCAGCAATTCTTGTTTCAGGAACTCCAAGTGCTCTATAAAGTTTCTTCTGGAAATATTCAATATCGGAAAGTTCACCTAAGTTTTGACCACCTGGAAGAGTAGTAATTTCTGTTCCTCTACCACCTTCTCTTCTTGGAAGCCAAAAATCTTCCATCATACTCATAAACTTGCGGTCATCGCGGATTTCGCCAGTGTTTGCATCATAAACAAGTTTATTTCTGTAGCGGGACATAACCTCTTTGAGGTATTGCTCTGCTTTTACTTTGGGAAGATTTCCTACGTCAATATAGAAAATTCTTCTTTCTGGGGCACGTGATAAACGATAAATTACGAGTGAATCCTCAATCATTCTAAGTTGATTGAGTGCCTTGATTGCTTTGTGAAGATATGAG